CACTAAACCTTTGGGACACAAGTACTATTCGTTCGATTTGAGTTCTGCTACAGACAGATTCCCAATTGCTCTTCAAGAAGAGCTAATTAAGAAAATGTTTGGAGCTGACACTGCAACTCGATGGCGAATGATACTTACAACTTTCCCTTTCTATGTACCATGGGAAGATCGTTTCATAACATATGAAGCAGGTCAACCAATGGGAGCATATAGTTCTTGGTCAACTTTTACTATTACTCACCATGTAGTCTTACAATTCATACACAAAGAATTAGGTCTTGCAGAAATGCATTACCAAATTCTAGGTGATGATATTGTAATCTACCATGATGAGGTAGCAAAAGAATACCAAAGAATTATGAAAGAGTTAGAAGTAGATATCTCAATTCCCAAATCCAACATATCTTCAGATATGTATGAATTTGCGAAAAGAGTTATCATCAAAGGAAAAGAGGTAACCGGGATCCAAATCAGAGGTCTCCTAGAAAACCATTCAAAATATCACCTGTTATATCAGATGGTATATGAAATAGTTTACTCTAGAGGGTACACTCCGGTTAGATTCCAAACGATTCCGGATCTTTCTTACCTAATGATGAAAATCATTGGACATAAGGAGAAATTCGCTCTTAATATAAAATCAAGAGTTACTACTCTCCATGCGTTTAATAAATTCTTGGATGGGAATATAACCCCAATCCTTGAAGATCTTAAACGTAGATACCCACATTATGAAGGTTCACTTGAATTAAATCAAGTTGAACTAAATAATTGGATATACTTATCCATGACTTCCATCTTCAATAAGGTAAATGGAGACTATATTCACTTCGCAAAAGATTTGATTTCCAAACCTAATGCTGTTGAACAAGCAGCCATAGGGTTGGCAGATCCATCCGATATATGGTCCTCTCCAATCTATTATTTAACAAAGCTTCCAATAATGGAGGCTTTGAGAAATACCATCAGCTCCCTAAACAGATCTAGAAAACTAGAATCGATTAAGGAGATGGTAAAAGCAATTGCTTTACCAGACTCTGATGTATTTGAAAAGAGAGGGTCCATTCGACTTATTGGTGCATATGCCAAACTAGCGAAAATAACAATCGCAACATTTGAGCATCATGTAATCCAAGGTCGATTAGCCGCCATGCCGGATCCAAACTTAGGATCTCAAGTTTTAGACCGAATAGTATCAGACATGCGAACATATCAAATTGATAAGTCTCATGGACTAATACCACCATCACCTAAACCACCAGAAGCACCACAAAAATCAATTTATGATGCATCTGCATGGATCTAGGATTAGATTGATCTGGCCACCACTTAATGATGTGGATAACACCACTAAATAGTTAGACCAAATACAATTCGGTTTAGTCGAGAAATCTTAGTTCTAGAATCAAATCTAGGACTCGGAGGGGCGACTAAACATCTA